GGGGAAAGGGTTATTGCCGTCCAAGTAAGAGGGTGAGTTCAAAAACGCCTAAGACGTCGAAAGAAATGACATCGTCGGAAAAACGTAGTAAGATACGGGAAAAGAATAAACTTGGTCAACCTGCGGGCAAACCCCGTAGAGTGTCCGCAGCAAAACGTAGTACCAAACGTAAAACGAAGGAGTATTAAAATGGTGTTAAGGACAGTCCCCATGAGTGATAAAAGATCACGAGCTATGATGGATGGGTTAACTCAAGCAGATGTAGACGCAATGTCTCCTAAAGAGCGCAAACTATTTGAAGAATCAGGTTTTAGGACTGGAGACCGCACATCCGCCCAAGTAGAGGCTTTGGAAAAGAAATATAAAGACAGAGGAAGATCGGGGGATAAAGTTTTCAAAGAAAAGTTCAAAGAACTTGTTGGTGATACAACATCTATCAGACAAAGAGATGCAAACCTTATTAAGAAATACGGTAAGGACGCAATGAAAGCTCGATCTTTTGAAAGTCCTACGGCCCCTAAAAAAACTAAAGTTAAAAAAGCCAAGGGCGGCATGATTTCTACAAAACGCTATATGAACGGCGGGGCCGTTATGTCTGGGCGTGGTGTACGCGATACAAAGATAGGCTAGGTAAATGACAACATCAGATTCAAGAGACTTTAATCTCGACGTTGCTGAGATTATAGAAGAAGCGTTTGAGCGGTGCGGAATAGAAGTTCGCACTGGCTATGACGCCCGTACAGCTCGTCGCTCTTTGAACTTGATGTTTGCAGAGTGGGCTAATCGTGGGCTAAACATGTGGACCGTGAAGCAGGGAACTATCACCCTGACACAGGGGCAATCGGAGGAGACGTTACTCGCCGATGTGGTTGATATCTTGGAAGTGGTGCTGCGTCGAAGCGGTACAGACTTTGACTTAACCCGCATTAGTCGTGGGGATTACGCCACGTTGCCCAACAAAACAACGCAAGGACGGCCAAGCCAGTTCTGGTTTAACCGTCAGATTGCGCCTGTAGTTAATCTTTGGGCTGTTCCTGAGAACTCTACTGATCAGTTGATTTACTATTACCTACGCCGGATTGATGACGCGGACACTTTGGTAAACACCACAGACATGCCGTTCCGTTTTTACCCCTGCATGGTTGCAGGGTTAGCCTATTATCTAGCGTTGAAGCGGGCTCCCGAGCGTGTGCAGCTTTTAAAAACTGTGTACGAAGAAGAGTTCCAGAGAGCCGCAGATGAAGACGAGGCCCGTGTTCCGTTGAAATTGCAACCTAGCATACAGTACTTGAGGTTCTAATGGCGTTTGCATCTGGTAACAAAGCATGGGGGATTTCAGACAGATCGGGGTTTAGATACCGTCTCAAGGACATGAAGAAGGAATGGACTGGCTCTTTAGTTGGCCCTGACGAATTTGAGTTCAAGCACCCCCAACTGTTTCCTTCTCGAGCAGGCCCAGATCCTCAAGCGTTACGCAATCCAAGGCCCGAGCCTAATTTGGTAGAAGAGAGAAACATCCAGTACGGGTGGAACCCTGTTGGCGGTTCGACATCTAATGGCATTAACCCCCCTAACAACCTGGAAGCCACTGGGACGGTAGGCGAAGTGACGGTGACAACATGAGCTTTACATACACACAATTAAAGACGGCGATTCAGGACTACACGGAAAACAACGAAACGTCTTTTATTACAAACCTCCCTTTATTTATTCGTTTAACTGAGGAGCGCATCCTCAAGAACGTCCAGCTTAGTTTGTTTCGCAAGAACGTGGCGGGTGCAATGTCTGCATCAAACAAGTTCTTGGAGGTTCCTAGTGATTTCTTAGCCCCGTTCTCCTTATCGTTTACGGACAGCAGTGGTGCTGCAAACTTTGTAGACTTCAAAGACCCAGAGTTTGTGCAGACGTACACCCCCAACCCTGCTACAACTGGGGCTCCTAGATACTATGCGATGTACGATTTAAACACATTTATCTTAGGTCCTACACCTAACAGCAATTTTGTTTCCGAACTTCATTACTTCTACCGCCCTGAGAGTTTAACTCAAAGTAGCTACACTCTTACTCTTACAAGTGTGACAGGGACGTTCACGGCGAATGACACTATCACTGGCGGTACGAGCGGTGAAAGTAGTGGTGTAAATTCAGTTCCCAACACCACATCATTAATTGTAGTAATCCCTAGTAGCAATTACACTGTAGGTGAAACAATTACAGCCAGCCCTAGTGGAGCTACGGCTACAGTCTCGGCTCTTGGTGCGGATACTACACTGACATGGTTGAGCGAGAACGCAGAGATGGCGATGCTCTACGGAAGTTTATCTGAGGCGTATCTTTACATGAAGGGCGATCCTCAAACTATGCAGATGTACATGCAGAGATTTGGTGAAGCAGCGGGCAGGTTAAAGAACCTGGGCGAGGCTCAAGAGGTTACGGACGAGTACCGCACTGGTCAACTCATTCGCGCCAAAACATAAGGAGATTAACGTATGACCGCATCTTTCCCCGTCACGATGTCGAACGATTTTAAAGTTGAAGTTGCAACGACAAACAACCGTGGGTTCACTCCAGAGGAAGTCGCTCAACGCTGTGTGAGTAAAATAGTTGGCATTTCGGAGACCGCACCTCCTGCTATTCGAGAACAAGCCAAAGAATATCGAGACGCTGTAGAAAAAACTGTTGCCCTATATATGCGACAGGCTATCCAAAGCGATAGAACTACGGTATATAATGCAATTAAAGATGCTGGTCAGCCAACTCTGGCCGAGTATATAAGGAACATGTAATGGCTTTTAATGGTAACTTCTTATGCACCTCGTTCAAAGTAGAACTAATGAAGGGCGTTCATAACTTCACGGCAGCAAGCAACCAGTTTAAACTGGCTCTGTATGACAACAGTGCTACTTTCACCGCTGCAACTACTGCGTATACATCTACTAACGAGATTAGTGGCACGAACTACACAGCTAAAGGAAATTTCCTGACGAGTGTTACACCCGTAGCTAGTAGCACAACTGCTTTAACTGACTTCGCAGATGAAGTGTTTTCTAACGTAACCATCTCGGCAGTTCGAGGCGCTTTGATATTTAATGAAGCGGCTACGGGCGATCCAACGGTTTGTGTGTTAGACTTCGGCGCAGATAAAGCAGCCAGCTCTGGGGATTTCACCATTATTTTTCCCACTGCTGACGCATCTAACGCGATCATCCGGATAGCCTAATGGCCGATCCGGTTGCAGCCTTTCAGGGGTGGAACAGCTCCTTACAAGGATGGAACACAGGCACTTGGAATACCAATGTTGCCTACGACGTAACTGCGACTGGATCCGTTGGTGCATCCACGGTTTCTGGCGAAGCTAATGTTTCTGTAACTGGAGTTGCCGGTACAGGGGCTGTTGGCGCGGTTACGATCACAGGCTTGGCTAATGTTTCTGTAACTGGAGTCTCTGGTACAGTCGTATTAGGTAGTTTCTTTACCACCAATACAATGGTGGGTATGACGGCTTCGGTGAATAGTGCATCGACAGCGACCACTGGAAACGCTAATATCACAGTAACAGGTTTCTCGGTTACGGCATCGATAGGCGAACTGCAACAACCATGGGGACTGATTATTCCGTCCCAGACACCAAACTTTTTGGGGGTCACGCCCTCGCAAACACCGTCTTGGGCGGACATTGCAGCATAGGATATAAAAATGGCAAGTGTATATACAAATGATTTACGGTTAGAAGAAATTGGCTCTGGTGAGCAATCAGGCTCTTGGGGCGATACAACTAACACAAACTTAGAACTCATTGCGGAAGCGTTTGCTTTTGGCACTGAGGCGATTACAACTAACGCCAACACGCACACAACTACGATTGCGGACGGGGCAACTGATCCTGGGAGGTCACTCTTTTTAAAGTACACAGGAACTTTGGATTCTGCTTGTACAATTACAATTGGGCCAAACACGGTTAGCAAACTGTGGTTTATTGAGAACGGCACAAGTGGCTCTCAAAACATCATTATTAAGCAAGGCTCTGGGGCGACAATCACTGTTCCACCAGGGGACACAAAGGCTATCTATTCAAATGGCGCTGGCTCTGGCGCGGCAATGGTTGACGCCTTCGCCTCGTTGAGCGTGGTTGATCTCAAGGTTCAAGACGATCTGACGGTTACGGATGATGCTGCGATTGGTGGACTGGCAACTGTCGGGGGCACTCTTGGTGTAACAGGCATTGCCACATTTACTGACGACATAATCATTGGTGACGGCAAGACTATTGGCTCTGCATCAGATGTAGATGCAATGACTATTGCTGCAAATGGACAAATAACACTTACACAGACTTTGATAGGTACAGCGTTAGACATCTCTGGTGACATAGACGTAGACGGTACAACCAACCTAGACATTGTAGACGTTGATGGGGCTGTAAACTTTGCCGCTGACGTAACCTTTGCAGATGGTGCAGATATTATTACTGCATCAGCAGGTACATCTAACCTACGCCTTGGCGTTAACGCAGGTCTCCCC